GTAGGAAAGATTAATGTCTACAACGTATTCTGTTTCTAGAGATCAAATTATATCCTCGGCTTTGCGTAAGCTAGGAGTATTAGAACTTGGTGCTACTCCTGATGCTGACACTGTTACTAATAGCGCACAAGCCTTAAACTTAATGATTAAACAATGGATGACAGATGGAATTAAACTGTGGACTGTTGTTGAATATACTTTGCCTTTGGTTGCTAATAAGAACTCTTATACTATTGGTCCAAGCGGTGATTTGGTTACTGACAAACCGTTAAAACTTATTCAAGCATTCTTACGCAACACTCAAGTAACTCCTAATATAGATACTCCTATGCAGATATTTAGCAAGGAGCAGTACAATGTTTTAGGAAGTAAAAACTCTACTGGTACTCCTAATAGTGTATTTTTAGATCCTAATACTACTTACAGTACTGTTTATATTTATCTTACTCCTGATAGTAATGTAGCTACTAATTATCAAATGCATTTAGTAGTACAGAAACCTATTGATGATATTTTAACTTCTAGTAGTATTCCTAATTTTCCTGTTGAATGGATGCAATCGTTAGTATGGGGATTAGCAGATCAACTGGCTTTAGAATATGGCTTGCCTGTAAACCATCGTCAAGAGATTAACATGCGAGCAGAAAAATATAAATCTCAACTTGAAGATTGGGATGTGGAATACTCTAGCACGTTCTTTACTCCTGATACTCGTATGGGAATGCATCGCTAATGACAATTATTCGTGTACCTCTTACACAAGAGATTGAAAGTCGTACAAACTCACTGTCAAAAGATAGTAAGAATGCTAATGGCTTTTTTGAAAAACGTGATAATAATATTCGTGACTTTGTAAAACGTCCGGGCTATACCAATCTTACTCTTACTGGTACTACATTAGAAGCTGCACAAGCTCAAGGTATGTTTAAATATAATGGCAACTTGTATGTTGTTATTAATAATACTTTGACTAAAGTTACTCCTTCATTAGTAGCTTCTACCATAGGTAATATTAGTGGTACATTGCACGATTGTTATTTTGTAAATACTTCTAATAATGTTTGGGGGTTTTTTCATAACGGCACTAATGGATATACTTTAAACCAAGCTGGTACTTTACAGCGTATTGATCCTACAGGCGTATATGCGGTTACTATTGCTACTGGCGGCAGTGGTTACACTGGAACTCCTACTGTTACTTTTAGTGCTCCTAGCGGCATTGGCTTTACTGCTGTGGGTACTGTAGAAACTACTGGCGGTGTAGTCACTTCTATTACTATTACTAGCCCCGGTTCTGGCTACACAACCCCTCCGACGGTCACTATTAATCCTGATACGGGAGGTACAGGAGCTACTGCCAATTGTGTGTTGTCTGGATTTCCTTCGACTTCATTAGCAGCTGGCGTAGCTTTTATTGATGGCTATGTAGTAGTTGGAACTACAAATGGCTATTTGTACACTAGTGATTTGGAAAATGCTTCTTCTTGGAACCCGTTAAACTATGTAGCAGTAGAAGCAGAGCCTGATAACTTGGTGGGTATTTGCAAACACCTTAACTATGTATTAGCGTTTGGTGAATGGTCTACAGAATGTTTTTATGACGCTGCTATTAGTCCGGGGTGTCCGTTAGCTCGTCAGGATAGTGCAAGGTTGGAAATAGGGTGTGCTGATGGTAATAGCATTGTTCAATTTGAACAAGCGGTTATGTTTGTCGGCAAAGCTAGAAGCCACGGTAAAAGTGTTTACATTATGGACGGTCTTGCTCCTGTAAAAGTTTCTACCCGTTATATTGAAAAGTATTTAAATGCAGATCAAGCTACTGACATGGAAGCTTTTGCTTTTAAAATAAGCGGTCATACTTTTTATGTGCTGACTTTGCATGACAGTGATTTAACATTTGTTTATGACGTAGATGAAAAACAATGGTATAATTGGACTTCCTATTACAATGCAGGTGAGCACTATTGGTGGCCTACCTACTATTGTGAGTTTAACAATAGCTACTATGCATTGTTACACGACTTAGGAATTATAGCTTCTCTTTCAACTGACTATACATCTGACAACGGTAGTCCGATATATTACAGGGCTGTTACTAGTATTTTAGATAGTGGAACAACTAAACGTAAGTTTTGGCAACGAGCAGAAGTAGTAGGCGATAAGGTTAGTGCTACGCTTAAAATAAGGCATAGCAATGATGACTATGTTACTTGGAGTAACTATCGCTCTGTAGACTTGTCTGCTAGTCGCCCACAGTTATATCAGCTAGGTGCTGATAGGCGTAGGGCTTACGAGTTCTTAGTAACAGACAATGTAGCTATTAGATTGCAAGCTGTCGAGATGGATGTTGAAGGTGGTGAGATGGAAGCTGATCCCAATGTACAGACACGGCGATGATTATATCTAGAGAATACTTAGCTACATTTCAAACAGAAGCACAAAATTTATTAGAACAGCATTACCAAGAACTCACTCTACACAAAGAACATATTAAGCTTAGTGTTGATTGGGACAAATATTACAAACTAGAATCTGTTGGTGGGTTTGTTTTAATCACTGCTAGAGATGAAGGTAAATTGGTAGGCTATTCTGCTTTCTTTGTATCGTCGCATATACATTACAAAGAAACTAAAGTTGCAATGAATGATGTTTTGTTTCTACATAAAGACTATCGTAAAGGTAGCACAGGAATAAAACTTATTAAAGAGTCGGAAAAGATTATGAAAGACCTTGATGTGTCTAAAATAGTTTGGCATGTTAAGTTATCAAATGACTTTACACCTATCTTAAAACGAATGGGTTACATTCCAGAAGAAGTGTGTGTAGGTAAAATACTTAAGGAATAATTATGGGATTTACTGCTGTTGCTGATGTTGTCATGGGGGCTGTTGCTGATACAGCTGTTGCTGACGTTGTAGCTTCTGCTGTAGCTGATTCTGCTATTGCTGGCATGGTTGCTGGTGTAGGCACTACTGAACTTACTACTGCTATAGAAGCTGCAGGATTAGGTTCTGAAGCTGTGCCTGCAGTAGAGTCAATTATATCTAGTACAGGGGTAGCTCCTGATGTAGCCACTCGTTCTTTATCTTTGGCTAATCAAGTAGCAGCAAGTTCTGGAATGGCTGCAGGTGGAACAGATCAACTAGCTCAAATGATTGCAGAACAAGAAGCTGCAAGTGGAGTAGCAATGTCGTATGAACAAGCTACTCAAATAGCTCAATCAGGTCTTGCAACTATTCCTCAATCTCAATGGGGTTGGCAAGACTATGCTAAAGCTGCACAGATGGGATTAAACCTTGTTGGAGGTCTTAAAGGATTAACACAGCCTGCAGGTAAAACTCAAACTCCCACTCAAGCACAATTGCAGTCTGATCCTTGGAGTAAATATCGTGCAGGCTATGGCGACCAGTTAAATGCATTAATGAACAATCCTGCTCTCACTATGACCCAACCCGGCTATCAGTTTATGAAGCAACAAGGATTGAACACTCTTCAAGCTGCACAGGCACAACGTGGTCAAGTGCAGAGTGGTGCAGGTGCTGCTGCTACGCAAATGTTTGGTGCTAATTATGCTATGAATGCTTATGACAAAATGATTGGTCAATATTCTGGATTGGCGGGTGCTGGTGTTTCTCCTGCTGTTGGTGGTGCTGCTTATACTAACGCACAACAATCTGCACAGAATGCTCAAATGGCTGGCTTGGGAACCATTGCAGGTACGATAGGTTCTATTGCTAACATTTATGGAGGAGGCACTAATACTAGTAACTATGGCACTGTTTCAGTACCTCAAACTCCTACAAATATAATTTCTGGTAACACTGGAAGTTCTGTAGATTGGTATGGTTTCTAAGGAATAATTATGGCATACGATCCGATGGTAATGCAACAAGCAGCTAGTGGTGCTGTTGACTTGGGTACTAAGATAGCTACTCAGGGCGATGTATTGCAACAAATGAAACAACGCACTGCTGCTAATGAACAACAACTTCAATCTGGTGCATTACAATATAAAGCTGACCAGTTTAAATTAAATCAGTTAATGAAAAGCTTTGCTGACCAAGAAGAGAATAAAGCTGAAGTTCAAAGGTTAGCCAGTGATCCTGAATTCCAAAACCAATCTCCTCAAGAACAAGCTAAGCGATTGTCTAATATGGCTCTTCGTAAAGGCGACTTATCAACTGCTGATAAACTCTTAGAGAGCAGCATAAAGATGGAGAAGATGGAATGGGAACGTAAAGACCAATCTCTTAAAGAAGTTCAAGGCATGATGGATAGGGCTATGGGAACTATTAGCGGAGCTAGTGATGCTAGTGACGTTCGTAGTTTTATATCTGGTATGGACAAAGCTCCCAAACAATTTAAACCTTTAATTGATGCTGCTGATCGTGACCTCAAGCGTGTTGAAACTGGACAGATGCCTTTTGATGAATTTAAAAAGAAATGGTCTGGCGTTAATAGTCCTCTCATGTCTATCAAAGACAAGCTGCAATATCAACGTGATGAGACTCAACGACTGCGAGATGAGAATAGACGGTTAGCTGATGAGCGTAAAATTGATGCTATGAACCGTAAGACTGATAGTCTTATTGCCATTGCTATAGGTAAAGGTGAAAGCAGAGAAGAACGTGAGACTGCTCGTATGGCAGCTGCTGCTCAATCTCGTCTTGCTTCTATTGCTGGTTCATTTAAAAATGATCGTGAATATCTTAAAGCAGATGAAGCTGTTACTAAAGCTGAACAAGATCTAGAAGCTCATAAAGATGATTTCTTTAGTGGTGCTAAAGACAAAGCTCGTGCTGACTTAGCAGCTGCTAGAAAAAAGATGGATGCCATTGTTAGCCGTAATATGGATCAACAACGTAAAATTATTATGGCACAGCCTGATGCAGTTCGTAATCAACTGCGAGAAGCTAATCCAGACTTGTTTGAGGACTTGGGTAAAAAAGAACAAGGTACAACTAAAACTCCCGCTAAGAAATCAGAAGGCACTAAAGAATCTCCCATGACCTTGCCTACTTCTAAAAATGAATTAGTTACTGGCAAAGTGTATACCACTCCTAAAGGTCTTGCTACTTGGGATGGCACTCAATTTACTTTGGTTAAATAATGGCTGATAATTTTTCTTTTGAAGAAGCAAGTGCTTCTGCTTCTAAGGACAGTTTTTCTTTTGAAGATGTAGCTACTAAACCTGAAGCTGCTCCTAAAGGCAAAAATAGTTTCTCTTTTGAAGATGTTACTAGTACCGCTAAAGCTGTAGGTAAGAGTGCTGTTGAAGCTGTATTGCCTACTGCTGGTGGCCTTACCGCTGCAGGCACTGCTGTTGCCGCTGCCACTCCTCTCATTGCTAGGGCAGGTCTAGCTGGTGGTCCGTGGGCTGCTGCTGGTGCTACTGCGGCTGTTGGCATTACCGCAGGCATCGGTGGTAGTGTTGCTTTGGATAAAATTCAAAACCTTGTCAAAGGATTTATTCCCAAGCAAACTCTTAAAGAGTATGGGCTTGATCCTGAAACTCGTGCTAAAGAAACTGCTGCTAGTCCGTATGCTTCCTTTGTGGGAAGTATGTTACCTAGCCTTGCTGCATTCCGTCCCGGTAGTGTGCCTCGTGCAGAACGTATTGTAGGGGCAGGTGTTGGCGGCATATTAGAAGCTGGCACTCAAGCTGTGCATGGTGAGTTTGATCCCATGAAGATTGCATTGGCTACTGCATGGCAAGCTGGTGCTCCTAAGCCTACTGCTCTCGGTGCTAAGGTATTGGGTATTAAAACTACTGAGAAACCTCAAGCAGAACCTTCTCCTACTCCTTCACCTGACGCTCAAGCACAGGCTGATAAAGCTCGTCAAGAAGCTATTGATAAGCGTATGAGGGAAGTTAAATTAACCACTGACCATAAACTACAGCAAGCTGCATTTATGGATTCAACTACTGGTGAAATCATTCCTCAAGGTAGGGGGCATGATGACCTTTTAAAATCTGATGTTAGATTGGTACAAGGCTTTCTTACAGAAGACGGCACGTTTGTTAATAGGCAAGACGCTGCTCTCATTGCTGAAGCACAACACTCTGACAAACTTACTAAGCCTATTGATTCCAAAGAAGGTCTGCACTCTACTGACTTTGGTCCTGATCGTATGGACGCACTACGTCCCAAGTCTGCAGTAGAAGAGCTTGGAATACGAACTGACTCTCGTAAAAACTTTTTTGAAGATATTAATAACGCTAAAAGACAGCTATTGGACTTTGAACAAAAACTAGATGCTGATAAAAAAGCAGGAACGTTGTCTGCTGAAGAATTATCTGCCAGAGAAAAAACTTTACGAGAGCAACAAAATTTAATAGACCAGTCTCTTAAGAATGCTCCTGAGCCTTTAGTGGCTGACAAACAAAATCTTACGTGGGAAGAAACCCATGAAGTGTTAACTGGCTATGACAATCTACATGATGCTATTAAGAACGCGGTAGACAAAGGTTATGGCAGCAAGCCTCTTCAAGAAGTATTAAAGATGTTGTTGAAGAGTGGTTTGGTTAAAACTGCCAAGTTAGAACTTACTCGACAAAATATATTTGATACTAATAAACAAGGCAAGTCAGTACGACTACTTGGAGAATACTACCAAGCAGATCAACCTCAATCTCCACACACTGTTAAGATGCATAACGAAGGTGGGTTTGAAGACTTTGTACATGAAGCTGTGCATGCTGCTGCTCATAAAATATTAGAAGATGGTAAGTCTGCTGCTGCTAAATCTCTTATTAATTTGTACGAAGAGTTTAAAGGCAAAGTACAAAGCGATACTGAAGCTACACTGCGAGATGTAAAGCAATATGGATTTACAGATGTACATGAGTTTCTTTCTGAAGCTTTGTCTAACCGAGAGTTTCAACGGCTGCTAGATCTGTACCAATATAAAGGTCCTACTGGCAAAGTAATGACGTTGTGGCAAGCTGTCAAAGAAGCTATCTACAATGGACTGTATGGCGAAGGCAGTGGAAGAATGGATGCCAAGACTAGAAGTTACTTGGACGAAGTTCTTGATAGGGGTGCTGCTGTTATTGAAGAACCTCACACTGGAATGGATGTTCCTGCCAGTGGTAAACCATTGGCTGCTCGTGGTCCTTCTTATCCTGTAGATAAAACTTTTGATCCTCGTCAAGTTAAAGACGATGCTGATGCTCGCACTAAAGGTGCAGAAATCTATCGCACTCAAGGTGAGGCAGCTGCTCGTGCTTTCTTTGAAGGATATGAACGCTATAGAGATACTTGGCTTAATCCTTTAAAGGAAGCTCAAGATCTGATCCAGATGAATATTAATAACAAACTGGATCTGCAGCGAGCTATTGAAAATAAATCTCGTGAAATATCTGAGAAGCTTACTCCTGAAGAACGTGTTTTAGTATCTGAAGCTATTGACCGTGGTGATGTTTCTGCTCTTACTGGCGAAGCTAAAGCTGCTGCTGAATGGTATCAAAGCGAAATGAAACGCATTGGTGAGCAAGCCCAGAAAGACGGACTCATTAAAGAAGTAGCTGAGAACTACATCACATATATTGTTGATCGTACTAAGACTCCTAGGGGTGCTTTGGATGAGTTTCTTGTTCAATTGTTTGGAGAGAAGCCTCGTGCTCCGGGCATGGAAACTACTAGTCGATTTGGCATTCAAGCTAAATATCGTACCTTTCAAGAAATACAACAAGCACTTGCTGGTAGTAACTTAGAACTGCGTACTAAAGACATTGCCGAGATCTATAAAGAGTATGCACTATCTATGGAAAAGGCTATAGAAAATAAAGCTCTTGTTGACAATCTATTGACCATTCGTAATGTAACTGGAGAGGCACAAGTCAAACGAGTTACTGAGACAGAGCCTGCTCCGTATGGGTGGGAGACTTTACCCCACGCCCAATTCTCTGGCTATGTAGCTCATCCTGATCTTGTACCTAGTTTGAAATTTGCTTTTGCTACTAAGGGTAATGACATTGTAAATGGTTTGTATGCTGTGTCCCAAGCTGTAAAGCGTATGGAAGTTATGGGTAGTTTCTTTCATGCCAAGTCTCTCATTGAAAGCTTGTCTAACGCTGGCATTCCTATTTACACTCCTTTAAAAGAGTTGTCTCTTGCTGCTGTTGATAAGCTTGCTGGCACTAAGTTTTCTGGACTCACTCGTGCTGTGGAAGAGTTTGAAAAGGGTGGCATGGGTGACAGCGTATCTAAATGGATTAAAAGCGATCTGGTATTAGAAATACCTGACGATGTGTCTAAAGGTGTGCTTACTTCTATAGGCAAGTTTGGTGACAACATGATTGCTAAATATGGCCCTAGAACTAGCATACTGGAACGCTCGTTATCAGTAACAGAGAAATACACTCTTGGTTTGTTTGATAAGTTTACTTGGGACTTCTTGCACACTGGTAGCAAGATATATGTTGCTGATAAGTATTTAGAAAAGCAACGTATTCAAGCTGCTGAAACTGGTAAACCTTTTGATGAAGATGCTGCTCGTAAAGAGATTGCTTCGTTTGTAAATAAAGCTTTTGGTGGTTTAAATTGGTTTGCTGAAGCTAAGAATGCTAGTAACTACTTTGAAAAAAAACTAGCTATGGCTGCATATAGCCCTGAAGGTCGTAAGGGTATGCAGATGGTGTTGTTTGCTCCTGACTGGACTATTTCTACCATCAAAGCTTTTACTGCTGCACTGCCTAAAGAACTTAACCCTCTTAAGTGGCATCCGGCTGAAGCCATTAAGGGCATGCGTACCCCTACAACCAAAGAAGACTACGCTCGTCTGTTTCAATTTAAAGTTGCATTGACTTACTTTACCTTGCTTAACGGCATCAACATGATAACGGCTAACCGTCCTATCTGGGAAAACAAAGACAAGACTCGTATTGAATTCTCTGATGGTACTAGTATGCAAGCAATGAAACATGCTATGGAACCCTACCATTGGATAGGTGATCCTCTTAATACCTTAGTTAATAAATTGGGTTTCTTGCCCAAGTCTGCTATAATAGCTACTACAGGTTTAGAGTATCCTTCTCCGTATGCTCCTAAAATGATAGATCCTTCTATACTTAATAGGGCAAAAGCTATAGCAGAACAATTACTTCCGTTCCAAGTACAAGCTGCTAAGAGTGCTCCTGCTGGCGAAGAACTATCTCGTGCCATATCCGGCACTATGGGCTTTCCTATTTATGGTCAGACTAAAGAGCAGAAGAAAGAGAAGAATCGTGAACGTACTAAAGCCATGCGTGAACAACGGGCTAAGTATAAAGAACAAGAACGTAAAGCGGGGCGTGAATGAAACTTCTTATTATTGATTGTGGTAATGGTTGCATTGATTTAGCTGTCAGAGCACAAGCTGCTGGTCATGCTGTGCGTGTATTTATTCGTCATCACAAAGATGGCTCTCGCAATGATAGTGGTGACGGCATTATTGAACGTGTAGATAGTTGGGAAGCCCACATGGATTGGGCTGATCTTATCTTTGTTACTGATAACAACAAGTACATTAGCATGCTAGAACGCTATCAGAAGATGGGCTATCCTATTCTGGGATGTAATGTCGAAGGTCAATCTTGGGAACAGAATCGTGAGAAGGGTGCTGAAGTTCACGAGAGAATGAAAATTGATACTATTCCCATGACTAAGTTTAGCAACTACGATGATGCTATTGCCCATGTGCTAAAGAACCCTAAACGGTTTGTATCTAAGCCTATTGGTGATGGCGAGAAGAGTATGTCCTATGTGGCTAAGAATGCTGCTGACATGGTGTACATGCTTCAGTATTGGAAGAAGAAGAACTCTTACAAAGGTGAGTTTGTTCTGCAAGACTTCCATGCTGGCATTGAAATGGCTGTTGGTGGTTGGTTTGGTATTGGTGGCTTTAGTAAATACTGGTTAGAGAACTGGGAATTTAAAAAGCTGATGAACGATGACTTAGGTGTAGCTACTGGTGAACAAGGAACTATCCTCCGCTACACTGAAGAAAGTAAACTTGCTGATGAAGTATTACGTCCTCTGGAGGGGATGTTACATGGGATTAACTACTCGGGGTACATTGATGTTAACTGCATTATTGATGATAAGGGAAAGCCTTGGCCTTTGGAATTCACTACCCGTCCGGGATGGCCTCTGTTTCAAATTCAACAATCTCTCCATAAGGGAGATCCTATTGAGTGGATGGTAGACTTATTAAATGGTAAAGATACTTTGCAAGTTAGCAAGGATGTTGCTTGCGGGGTTGTTATTAGTATCCCCGATTATCCTTATTCTAATATTACCAAGAAAGAATGTTCTGGCTATCCTCTCTTTGGCATTGAATCGAAAGACATTGTAGACAACATTCACCTCAGTGAAGTGATGTGGGGCAAAGCTCCGTGCATGGTTGATGACAAAGTTAAATTGAATGTGCCTATGTATGTGACAGCTGGTGACTATGTGTGTACTGTTAGTGGCACTGGTTCCACTGTAGACAAGGCTCGTAAAGATTGCTACGACACTATTAAAGAAAAGATTGAGATACCCAACTCTATTATGTATCGTACTGACATTGGCAAACGTCTTGAAGAACAATTGCCAATGCTACATGACATGGGCTACTGTAAGGATCTGAAGTATGGCAGTTAAACTACCTCCCATTCCTCGCATACCTATTGGTGAAAACTTTGAATGGCGAGAGTGGTTTCGTAAACTTCGTGAATTAGCTTCTTCTGTTGCTGGTATTGCTTTTAATGGATTAGACTTTACTGATAGTAATATTACTTCTATTCTTACTCGTCGGCATAATGATCTGCAATCATTGCAAGGCGGAGCATCTGGACAATACTATCATTTAACTGCAACTGAACATTCTCAAGTATCTGCTCCTAGCTACGGATCTTTTTTTGATTATGCAGGTACTACTCTTACTAGTAACATTACCAGAACTGCTACAACTATTCCAGTAGTAAACACTGCCGGTGCGTATCCTTTTCCTAGTGCTAATACAATTCGTATCGAAGATGAGTTAATAACTTACACTGGAATTACTTCTACTAGTTTTACTGGCTGCACTCGCGGTGCTTACGGTACTCTTAGCGCATCTCATACTAGCGGCACTGCTGTATCTGGAGTTCAAGCTATTGCAGCTAACACTGCCAAAGCTATGCACTTGAGCAATACTGATATGGCTAATAACATTACATTACAAAATGGAAGCCAACTTAAAGTAACTGTAGCAGGTGTGTATAACTTGCAATGGTCAGGACAGTTTGAAAATTCAGATACAGCAATTCATAATGCTTCTGTATGGCTTAGAGTAAATGGAACTGATGTGCTAGGCACACGAGGTGACTTGGCTATTCACAACACTCATGGCGCAAACATTCATGGTCAAGCTATTCCTGCGTGGAATTACTTTGTTAGACTTGCTGCTAATGATTATGTTGAACTGTGGTGGTCTAATGATGACCAAGCTATCACCATGCAAACTTATCCTCCAACAACTAGTCCCACTAGACCGGGTGCTGCATCTTTAATTGTCACTATGAATTATATATCACCATGAAAATGACCTTAGTAAACTTCGAGTATGGAACTCAATACACCATTGGTAAATTATTTCTTGGTAAAGCTTCTTGGTACATCAAGCAGCCAAACAAAAGTCTACCCGCAGGAACATTTCCTGTTGTTGTAGATGATGGTATTTTTATTATACTAGACGATGCTCAGATTGAGATTACTAGTAATAAGAATGGAGTCTGTACTATAGGCAAGCACTGGGCTGGTACAGATTATGTTGGACTTACTACACTTGCTTATAAAGAACTTCTCTCCCTCGTTACCGAGTTAACGGACAAGGGAGAGAGTCTTATGCTAGAGATTATGTAACTTCACATACACCACCAGCGCAAGCCAACTCTTGGCTTCCAGTGGTGTTGTCTTGCACTTCTTTCATTTCCGACCAGTCAATAGTTTTAGGCATCTTAGCCAATAGACTTTCATATTCTTCCTTACTAACCTCTTGGTAAGGAGCCTGTGCGTATACATGGTCAGAATAGGGAAGGAAGGCAATACCAACAACATCGTCAAAGTGGTCATATACCCACGCTCCTACTTGCATCCATTCATGCTCTCGTACATATACAGTGATAGATGGATTGTGTTCACACCAACTATTTTTATACACAAGTGCCAACTCCAATTGTTCAATGGCTGACACTGCTGTACGGTTGACACTAGTGCCCGGACTTTTTTGTGGAAAACTAAATACCACAGTGTTGTCTGGTTTCATTACATCAGCTTCCCACGGCACTCCTACTTTCTTGAGAAAAGAACAGAGAGGATCACGCACATCAGCTCGTATAGTTCGCACATAATAATCACTATAACTAGGATGAATGCCGCTGGAACAACCAGCAAGCTGGCTAACAGTGCCTGAAGGTTTGACACAAGTAATCGCAGCACTTTGGTTAATCCCAAGTTTGTAAGCCCATTCTTTATTCGTCTGAACCGCAACCTCCCGCAGTTTCTCCAACGTATCTGCAAGCTTAACCATAGGAGTATTGCTACCTGATATGTTATTAATATCTTGATAAAGGAGTTCATTGTCCATTATCCCGGTAATACTAACACCGAGGAGTCGTTCTTCTTCTGCGTTTCGTCGCCAGATACTTCGGAGATATCGGAAGTCTGTATAAGTGCTTTGTACAGTTCCGAGGATTGTAGCAAGTCTAACTTTGTTTGCAAGGGCTTCAGGTCCATCAGTAGGACGGGCAATAACTTCGCTAAGGTTACAGAAGCCATTGGGTCGAAGGATGATTTCCCCACAGGGATTCGTGCCATAGCTAATCGGCTCATCACCTTGCTTAGTCTCGCGTCTGCCAGATTTAAGAGACTGACGAGTTGCCGCAACCCTATTAAAAATTCCTCGCTCCCCAGATCGTGATTCATATAATGTATGCCATTCTTTTAAAAAGATTCCAACATCGGGCTTTTCTGTATAAGCCACACTGTTATTAGCCAATGCTCGCTGACCATCTTCTAGCCACCATTGACCGTTCTTTGCATTACGCATACGCTCATCAGTAAGGTTAGACAAAGAGATAAGAGCACTCCTACGAACACCACCTACAACTACTACGTCTGCAATCTTACATACAATGTCATGGATTTCTAGACTAGTCATCTTACGACCTACAGCTTTTTTAAACACAGACACTGTAAACTTAAACAAGTCTTCCAAAGGTTTAGGACCACTGCTACGTCCGCCAAATACCTTTAACCGTTCTCCTGCAGGACGAACCTTAGACAGATCCCACTTCGGAATCTTGCCAGCATACAGCAAAGAAATAAGTTCTCGGTAGGCAGAAGCCCATCCAATCTTACTGTCTCCTACACTGATGATGCTGTCCGTGTCATGCATCTCTTCCGCTACAACAGGCAGCTTAGCAATCTCTTGACGCTCTACTGAGAAGCCTACACCAGTGCCACACATAAGAATATACATAACCTCATCAAATGCCCTTGGATGGTCAATAGGAAGGTAAGAGCAATTATAACCTGCCACATTATCCCTATCCAAAGCTTTGCCTGCAGTCATCAAAGCTCGCATGCTAGGCACTACATCTAGGTTACTAATAGCAGTGCGTAGTTCTTCTACAGTGGCTTTGTCAGTAATGACTGGTGCTATTACACTGTCTACATACCTATCGACAGTCTCTTGCCATTCTTCACGCCGACCTAGATCGTCCCTGTATCGGGCGTATCGGCTTTTGAAAATGACTTGGTTGTAGATTTCCATTCTTTAATTTCCTTTTCAGCTTCTTTATTTTTAATCTTCGTCAAACGGTAATTGATCTTTCCATGTCTCAATATGGACTCCTGTTCCAAAGACTTCTTCTTCTTCGGATAGTTCTTCATCAAAGTATTTTTCGACATAGTGTTTTCGCTTCTTCAATTTACCACGGAATGCATCTACTAATTCTTGTGAATCAATGTCAAGCAATTCCAAAATTGTTACTTCATCTTCCTTATACAGCAATTCAATTAGTTCGTAAATGGATAACATTATTTATTTGCTACGCCATTTATTTTTTCAACAGTTCGTAAGCTTCCAAGACCCAATAGACCACCAAGCACAGTGAGAAGTGTTCCCATATCAAGAGTAGGAGGAATTGGGACATTACAAATGGCAGCTGTCCATGAGAGGAGAGGTTGTCCCAAGAAGCTATAAAATAATCCAGTGCCACATACCCACCCCACATAGGGACGCCAGCCACTAACAAACATGCTAGGATTTGCAGCTTCAACTTTATTGATTTCCAGCTGACCGGCAATAGCACTTAGCTCTCCACTTTGTTGTAGTTTAAATAGTTCAAACTTAGCATTAGCTGCTGCAGTAGGATCAGGCCATACCCTATCTATTAGCTTTCCACCAACATCTAAAAGTGCTGTTACGGGATCAAGTGACATAAGTTTCCTCCAACCATTTAGCGTAGTCTGCTAGTTTTTTAGCATCATCTTTAGAATGATGTTTCCAATTGAGGCGCAGACTATATTTAATAACATTCCCCAACAAGTATCCCCTATATTGTTCTGGTGTCATTTTGGATTTCATTACATCTAATACCGTAATGCCACCAACATCATAATAGGGAACTTCTTTTAGTTGTGCAACGAGTGGACTGCTAGTTGGTGTACCTTGCATTTACTTTCCTTTGTACTTCTTTTTTAAATATGCCATGCTAATTGGCATCTCATCAAACTCCCCGTTCTTTACTTCGTGGAGCATCCAACATCCTCTCCAATGTTGGTTTCCTTGCGGGTTGAGATAGTCTTCGTCATGCTGGTAATAAGCTCCAGCAAAGATTGAAGTAATCCTACTACCGTCAGCCCGATATTGTATATCCACTTCCTTACGTTGCACATGACCCATAATACAGCTTGCATGCTTTTTTGTATTAAGAACTCTAGCAGACGTAACGGGACGACCAAGCACACCGCTGCAAAAATAATGGCAATATAAAACACCATCAATGGTAACAGGCTTAAGGAAGGGATGCACCTCCCAATCGCTAAAAGGTAAGTCTTCAATTGATATAAGCCCTTCTAACTTTCTATCGTTATTAATAGCACGGTCAATCCTATCTTCGTGATTGCCTAGCGTCAACACGAGTCTTGGTTTCCATGTCTTAGATGTTTTCTTCTCTTGTAAGATAGGGGCCATTAACAACTCCATACCTTTCTTTGCTGCTTGTATATCCTTAGTGTACATCCTACCTTCAAAACTCTTCTTGCCTACATCATAGCTAGACAAAGAAGGCATGTCAGCAAAGTCACCAATCATAACAACTACATCTGGTTTCTTTTCTGCAATGTATTTGCCAGCCCAAGTAAGGTGGTCTAAAGGAACACCTTCTTTAATTTGAGTGTCAGGAATAATAAAGTGAGTGGTCATTTGCGTATACTTTGTAAAAAGTGGTATGCAGTACTATACTCTTTATTCTTCAAAGCTAAAAGAGCAGGATGAAACTTCATGTCTGCAGCACTAGCATAATATAAATCCATCATCATTTCTACAAGGTTTTCTCGGTCTGTCACTTCGGCTGTTAGGCGTTTGTAAAAAAACTGAGCTAGCATTTCAGGCAAATCATCCCAATCAATGTTTAGGTCATTGATAATCTCTCGTACATCTTCTTTCATATCGTTGTATATCATTTCTTTTTCCTTTGTAGTTTTTCTGTTGCTGTTTTCTTTTTGTGACACTTTTTACATAGCACTTGCAACTCTTCTTCTGTTACATACAACCTAGCTATGAATGTATCCCAACCTTCAAACCCCTTCTTAGGATCAACTACAGGTTCGATATGATCGACTTCAACATCTTTACTTGGGAAATCTGTTCTACATGCTGCACACCTATAGTGTTGTCCCA